ATAGCACACCCGTACACGGGAGACGAAGAAGCGAATACGAAAAGGGCACAGGCAATCAGAGCAGGAATGCAGCAGGAATATCCTGACAAGGTATTTTTGACCCCTTTGGGGATTTTTGGGGATAAAGATAATCAGAGTGTGGACTACTGCCAGGAACTGGGGCAGTGTCTTGAGCTGCTTTCGCGCTGCGATACTGTCATATTCTGTGACGGCTGGGAAGAGTCGGCAGGCTGCCGCGCGGAAATGGCATTCGCCCTGCAGCAGAGAAAGAAAATCATATACGAGGGTGCCGGATATGAAGCATGAAAAAGAGCGGGACAAGGGCGCGGACGTATGGAAGGATATCGTGAGGTGAGAGCATGAGAGAGATTAAATTCCGAGGTCATCGGTGGGATACAGGTTGGTTGTATGGTGATTTGAGTCATTCGTTTATTGGAACGAAGATTTGCGTGCGAGATGAGACAAGCCCATATGACGGTTTCGAGGTTGTTGTTAATCCTGAAACCGTAGGACAGTTTACAGGGAAGCGTGATAAAACAACGGTAACGGAAATTTACGAAGGCGATATTTTATATTCGTCTAGGGTAAATGAGTATTTTGTTGTTGAGTGGGATAACGAAAATGCAAGGTTTATCTTGAGAAACGGGTCAGCTACAGCGGATTGGCTTAGCCATAACGAATATGAGTTTGATTACGAAGTCGTGGGGAATATCTATGATAACCCCGAACTGGTGCAAAGGAGTGAGCGTATGACACATGAGGTTAAGATTCTGCCGCAGAAAGATGCAATCTACGAATGGGAGGACGGGGAATGATAACACATATAGCAGCCTTTATGGCTGGCGGATGTGTCGGGATGATGATAATGGCGGTCTGCTCCATATCGGGACGACGTGCGTACGAAGAAAGCGTCCGCATGTATTACCTGGGAGAAAAGAAGCGGAGGGAGAGGCATGCTTGATTTTTTGGCAATCGCCACGATAATCAGCCTGATTCTTTGGGCTGAAAGAGGTAAACGAAATAAGCCGTACAAGATACCCGGATGGAGGAGGCGCAGCCGTGAAGCTAGGGGAATATCTGAAACTGGTAGGAAGGACATACAAACCGCGCGCCTTAGGCATGAGTGAGCCGCCGAGAAATCGGAAGGAGCGCCGGATGATGCAGAAGATGGAGCGCAGGCGAAAACCTGCAGGGAGAAAGAAGGGGTAAAGATGGTTTATAAACCGCAAGGGATAACGACAATCAGAGAACTGAAAGCTGCGCTGAACCGCTTTCCTGATGAACAACGGGTTCTCGACTTCCAGCTTAAGCTTGATACCGTTGCCTACAAGGAAAACCTAACAAACGGGGATAAAATACGGTCAATGACAGATGAAGAAATGGCGGCCCTTTTCCAGATGGGCATTTGCCCGGAAGATATCAGCAATGAACCACCGTGCAGGCACGAGCAAATATCATGTTTGGATTGCTGGAGGCATTTTCTCCGAAAAAAAGTAAAGGGGTGAAGGTATGAGCCGAGGGACAAAGGGCAAAGCATGGTTCTGTGAGGAATGCAGAGTCATGATGGAGCCAAAGGAAGAAGGGTTTTATAAATGCCCGGTATGTGGAGCAGAGGCATGGCCGGACGGAGAAGCATGCTACAAGCAGGACACGAAAAAGGCCGCCGCTGCTAAAAAAATCCACGGCGAATGGTACTGCCAGCGCTGCCGCGTCCCTATGGTGGCAGTAGATGACACATATTGTAAGTGCCCGCAGTGCGCTGCAGAGGTTTGGTACGGGAAGCCCCATAAGGAAACAGCAGCGGAATTCAGGGAGATGATGGAAACGACCACGAGTTCCCCGGTGCTTCCGGACATGTCGGATATCTACGCCGCCATGTCCGGGGGACGCCCTGCCAAGGGGGGCGGCGCGAAAAACGGAAAAAAGCGAAATAAGGCGAATTTACGAAAGCCAACAACGCAGGAATTATACAAAAGGTTATGCAGCAGTTGACAGAACAGATGTGTGATGATACACTGAAAGTCGTAAAGGACTCCCATAAATAAAAACGCACTAAGTCGTTCGCGAAAGCGGGCGGCTTTTTTCGTGCAGAAAAATAAGTTTTTACCGTTGCGATATTCGCAGCGGTTCTTTTTGTATACAGAGAAGTTAAGGCAGCGCAGCATATGAGAACACGAAGCAAAGCGCAGCATGCAGCCACAAGATAAACGGCTGTGTTCGCAGAAGCTTAACACAGATATGATTACAAGGCTCATGAGTTCAGCCTGCAGCTGCGCTGTCTTAATCAATATTGCAAGAGGGAATGAAGCACTGCTGGAAGCTGCTTGCTGTGAATGACAATCAGCAGGACAAGCACCGACGAACTGCATAACGCAAACCAGCGAGAGAGCGGGCGCGCAGCCAATCGTGTCCAAATTGGACACACCCCCCGGTCTTTCGGGTCCTTCTATAGGGGTAATCGTCCTCGGGTCTGCGAACCCCGGCGCTCATTTCCGTCTGATCAGAAAAAACAGGTTGACAATCTGACAAATCGGGAAGGAGGCAGGGCGGATGGCGGCCAAGAAAACCGACAAAAAAACGCGCGCGCGCGTCATAGAAGAAAAAAAGTTCATTTTTTCGACCGCTGACACCTGTGAATTTTTCCAGATTTCACGCGAGACTTTGTCACGGTGGGAGAAGAAGGGAGCGCCAAAAGAAAATCGAGGGAAATGGAACATAAAAGCCGTCATGGAATGGCGGTACGACGGGAAGCATACTGAAAGCCCTGAAACGCGAAAGCTCAAAGCAGAAGCCGAACTGAAAGAAGTAAAGGCGGCCCAGGAAAAAATAAAACTGGGAGTCACGAAGGATGAATTTATTCCCGTTTATGAAGTTCAGTCAGAATTGACGAGACTGCTTGCTAATTTGAAAAAATCTTTGCTGAAAATCAGCCACAATGTCGCGTCAGATTTGGGGACAATTGATATTGATTTTGCGAAAATCGCAAAAAATGAGGTTGACAACCGTATCAATGACGCGCTGAAAGAGCTGTCCGAAGGGAGGCTGTACCGTGGCAAGGCAAAAAAGAAAAAATGAACTGGGATACCCGGCTTATATTCTTAACGCCTTGGCGGTACTTAGGCCGCCTGAAAGGCTTACTGTATCAGAATGGGCCGATAAATACCGGATACTTTCGGAGCTGGATTCCGCAAGCCCCGGACATTGGCGGACGGCAAAAACACCGTATCTTAAGGCCGTAATGGACGCGTTCAATGATGATTCTATCGACGACATTACTTTCTGTGCCGGTACGCAGTTGGGGAAAACATCAGCCGAACAGAATATGATTGCCTACGCTATAGCGCAAGACCCCGGCCCGATGTTGATTGTCTACCCCACAAAAGACCTTGCAAAGTACACGAGCGAAAAAAGGCTGCAGCCTTTGATTAACCTTTGCCCGGAACTTACAAAGCATTACCGTGACCGCGAAAGCAAGGACTTGGAACTGACATTCGACACGATGTACATAGCACTGGTAGGTGCAAACAGCGCGTCAGGATTATCCAGCCGTCCGGTTCGCTATGTCATATTCGATGAGATTGATAAATTTCCGAAATGGACAGGAACAGAAGCAGGCCCGCTGGAGCTAGCAACGGAGCGAACAAAGACCTTTTACAACAAGAAAATCGTAAAAGTGAGCACACCAACCCTGAAAGAGGGCAATATTTGGCAGGGTTGGGTTACAGCTGACGCCCAGTATAAGTACTATGTGCCGTGCCCCCATTGTGGGACCTATCAGGAACTGAAAATCAAGCAGATACACTGGCCGGAAGACGCTGACGCGGCGCAGGCAAAAGTAACGGCAGTGTATGAATGCGAACACTGCCATGAAATCATAGATAACCGTCAAAAAGCGCAAATGTTGTGCGCTGGAGAATGGCGCGAGACAAAGAACACGAAAGGACGGCCCCACAAAGTCGCCTTTCATTTGAGTTCACTATATTCTCCGTGGCTTACCTGGGGCGACATTGCGGAAAAATTCATTGCAAGCAAGGATGAGCCTGAGCTGCTTATGAACTTTGTTAATTCATGGCTGGCGGAGCCGTGGGTTGATAAAAGCAGCCGCTTAAAATCTGATATCGTCATGGCGAAAGCGCTGCCATACGAACGCGGACAAATGCCGTCACAGGC